CAGCTACACTTGTACCAGCTCTTGTAACATCGTCAGCTACGTTAGTAAAAGCATTTTTTGGAGATACCATTCTTCCGTTATTAGGATTATATGGATTGCCTGCCCTGTTTAATTTGAGTCCAGGCTTTAGAGTAGGTTTGACTGTCCTAGGTGCTCTAGGTGCTCTCGGTGCTCTCGGTGCTCTAGGACTACGGAAATTCGGCATGCCAGGCAATCCGCCCATATTATTTTCTAAACTATCGCCTATTTCTTTTAGTTCTTTTAGTATTTGTTCAAGCAATCCTACTTTTTTAGAATCTAAAGACTCTCTATCAATTCCAGTCTTGAAAACTTCGCCACCCTGAGCATTTTTTTCTGTAGGAGACTTTTCTTGATTGTTTTCACTGGTTAAATTCTCAACAATATCTAAAGTAGCACTTCCTCTATTCTTTATATCGAATTCTTCTTTTGCTACAAGGTCTAATGTTTCTTGTTGCTTTCTTTTACTCGGAGCCATCCCGAATAGTTTTTCAGCAGTGAACGCCTGAGACGCTTTTTCTTTTCTTAGATCAACATTAGTTAATTTTTGAAATATTCTCCCGCCGATACTCTGAGGTCTTAGAGTATTACTCAATGTCTCTTTTGCTGTATCTAATCCTAATACTTCGTTTGCTTTAACAGGATCACTAGAAGATAGTTTTACTTTTTCTATTTGTTTGATAGCTTCTTCTATTGCTTTTACACTAGCATCGCCAGTTTTTTCTACTGCTGCTGACATCATTTTTATCAGAGTTTTGAATTCTTCAGTAGACTCTGTGTTTTCAGTAAAAAATTCTTGGGCTGCAATCGTGTTTTCTTCTATTCTTTTCATCAAATCAATAGAAGTGTTTCCTACTGATGCTTTATTAGATGAAGGCTTAGCAAAAGATATAGGCTGTACTGCCTTTTTTATCATATCTGTCAACATACTAGCAGCTTCGGAAGACATTCTTCCTGTTGACATATCTCTGACATTTGCGCCGCCAAAGCCTTCATCTGCTAAATTTCTGCCTTCTATTCTAATCATTACTGTTTACTCTGTTGTTTATCTGCTTTCTTTTTTAGATGTGTTATTAGCATACCAACATAAACTTCTCTTTCCCAAGGCATCATATTTTCCAATTCTGTCAAACTATAATGATGCTCTTGCATTAACAAAAAATTCGTCTTGTAATAATTTTCAAGAGAATCTTGAGAAAGAGCTAACCGAAAAAATGTTCATGACCGTTAATCGAAATTTCATTTTTTGATTCACACTTAGCACAATTATATTCTATATTATGCACTAGTGTAGGAATCTTACTAAAAAAATCAGCTGCCTCATTTAATAAGTTTATAGGCAAGTTATCAATAAATTCTATAACTTCTTCTGCTGTCTCTTCTTCTGGTCTAATTACTTCTTCGCCGCTGTATATACACTCAATGCTGTTAATAAGTATCTCAGTGTCGGACAATTCTTTTTGTGCTAGTTGTACTTCTGCTGTCGGATACTTTATAACAATACCTACCTCATTGTTAATTTCTAGTTTCTTTTGAGTATTTTCGGTGTCGCCTACAAGTTTAAACTCTGATAATTGCATGTTATATGCAATAGTATCTTGGCAGTTTCCACACTTCAATACAAACTCTTGTGTATCGCCTATTGATTTTTCTCGTAGTTTTACAAAAATTACTTGTATCTGAAACATTGCTAATTTTTTTGTATCTACTTTTCCAAAAGAGCAGTTTTCAATAACTTGACAACATGCGTTATACATTTCTTTTGGATCTTCTGACGCTGTTGCTAGTGTCAATATTTTGTTTTCTTTAACAAGAAAAGGTCTGAGTTTTATCTTGTCTTTTATTCCTGGTACTTCTATATCAAAAGTTGGTACATCAATTATTGGTAGTGCCATTACAATCTCCAAAAAACATATTATCTATTAGGTGGTACAAATCTTCTTATTCCGCTTTGTTGTATTCCTGCTGCTTCGTCTGCTGCAAGGCGAGCTTCTTCTGCTGCGGCGTCTTCAACTGCTCTATTTCTTTTATACCAGCTTCTTGCAGAAAATGAGACTGACATTCTAATCAATCCCGCATTACCCCATGAAACAGGAGTCAAGTTGATTATTTTTGGTGTTGCATCAACTAAAGTCCACTCAGCTAATACATCATTATCGACACTAAGAGATTTTATATCGATAGTAGAAACATAGTTATCATAATAACCAACTTCTTTACTATTCGGATCTCCTGCTAGAGCTATCCACTCTTCGAATACTTCTCGTACTCGCCATTTTTCGTCTATAATGAATGTGAATGACATTTCAGTAGTTAGAAATTCAACATTCTGTGTTCTATATTCTGTCCAAGCTCCTATTTTTACAGGCAAGTTAGTTGCTGCCAGACCAGGAATCTGCGCTTCTTCACAATACAAAGACAATTGCCTAGCGTTCGCCCTGTTGAGCAATGCTCTTGGCACATTGAAAACTACTTCAAATCTATCTGATCTAGGAGTATACTGACTTCTGATTTCAGAAAAGAAATTTTCTAGTTTAGTGAAAGATTTAGCCATTGATTATGTCTCTACTGTCTCTGTATACTTTTTGTTGTGAAGCGCCTTCGAAGTTTTGAGTTGGCAAAAATATTGCTGCTTTCCAGTGTTCTGGATTTATCTTAAAAAATCTACTATTCACTTGACTATACAAATACTTCTTTACTGATGGCTTTACTTGTGGGAACTTACCAAAGTTTTTTAGTACGCTCCAGCTCACTTCTATTTTACTTTTCTCGCTTATATTCTTGTCAGTGTAGTTTAACAATTCGCCCAACAACTTTGCTCGTTGTAGATAAGGCAAATAGTGCATGTTGATTCCTACAAACCCGCCTGATATATCATCGAAAGGCAGACACAACGGAAACTGATCCCAGTACGGAAGTGAATCTTTGTACTTGGGATCGTAAACATACATGTACATGTTTCCAGGTTCGAGTCTTGTTACAAACTCTCCTAGATCAGACTTTGACGCATTGCTGAACGAAGTAATGTTACTCGCAACTTTACGAACATTGTCCTGATACCAGCGAAAAGAACGATCTTGTTCGCCTGCGTTTGTTCTTATATTTTCAAAAGGATTAGCCATGTCACTATTTATAACTAAATACCGAGTTCTTTCTCAGTTATAATCATAAACTCCCAGTTGCGATCAAGACAGAATTCTTTGGCAGCTTCCCATTTAGCGAGATTGACTCCCCATTGTTTGACTTCGTTGATAAATCTTTTTGTTTTACGAGAGGGCTTTTTAGGCTCTTGTGTGAATCGTTTTGGCTTCACCTCAACAAGACACATTCTTACTTTATCTTTACCTTGTATTTTTACGATAAAGTCTACAAAATAACGATGTATTTTATTGTCAAGAGGTGAACGATAAGGTATCACTATCTCTTCACTGCCCCATTCTAATACAGAATCGCTGATGTCACACCAGTTCATAAACTTTAATTCGTAACTGGAGCGATAGGTAATTTGTCTAACATTGCCTTTATACTTCGCAGGATTTCTCGGCTGGAATCTTCCTGAATAAACTTCTTTTGAATATGTCATCTACTGAATCTTTTTCTGTTATAAATAACTTAAAATAATACACTATTTATCTAATAGGAAATTAAAAATATGGCTACTATTGTCAAACGAGGAGGTCTTGGTAGATCCCTCTCTACAGCAGAAATGGATGCTAACTTTGAGAATTTGAATAATGAAATTTTAGCAAATAGTTCTAGTAAACTAAATGCAGCAGACGGTACAGCGACAGGAACACTAAGTGCCGAAAATATTACAGCAACAGGTGATATTCAGGCAGACAATTTAGTCAATACTGATCTTAAAGGATACGGTGAGGTTATGCTCACTACAGATCCTTCTACGGGCTCTATAAATTTAGACTTATCAGCAGCAAACATCTTCAGATTAAATCTCACTGGCAACACTACTGTCACGTTTACTAATCCTCCTGCTGCTGGCAGCACTTCTGTCGCAACGATTGTAGCAATACAAGATGGCTCAGGCGGTCAT